CGCTGGCCGACCAGAACACGGCCGCCTATGTCATCCGCTACCGGGCCCAGGGGGCGGACACCTGGAGCTCCCAGACTGTGCCGGACGCCGCCGGGCAGTATACGCCCAGCGCCTTCGGCATCATCCCGGCCGCGGTGGACACCGTCTATGAGGTGTGCATAGCCGTCACCGACGCACTGGGCAGCACGGCCAGCCTGATTGTGGTGCTGCCATCGGCGCAGGTGCTGTTCCGGACGGCGCCGGCTGTGGACGGTCTGTCCATCGGCCAGTATCTGACCGAGGCGGCCACGCTGATTGTGGGCGGACTCATCAAGCGACTTAAGCTGCCCGGTCCCGCGGCGGTGCTGTGCGGCG